AAGATTCTACTAGCAGGATATCTATTCTTTAATTCTTCGCACATTTCTTGAGTATTACTACTATATAGTGCTATCTCATCTATGGCATGTACTGAGTCGCCTGACTGGTGGAATATGCTGGCACTCATAATGCCCACGTTAAAGTCCATGCCCACGTGTATTACAGGGGGAACAGGGCCTGTGTAGGCCAGTAAGTTTTTGGCACGGTCAAAGCCATACCATATACGATTGGCATACATTTCAAATGTGGCCAGGTACTCTTGACGAAATGTACGCAGATCCAGGTCCTGACTGGCCTGTACTATCTCTTCTGCACTGACATTGCCGCCATCCAGGGTTGTGTATTGAAAACTGGCCCAGGTTGTTTCTGTGGGATCAAGGCCACGACAGTACAAGTCGTAGGCCCAGTTGCTTTGTCCCATTGGCGTGCTGATAAACATGGCAGTGCCTGAACGATCACTCAGTGTGGGGCGTAGTACTTCAGTCCAGGCCTTTTGATCTATCATGGCAAATTCATCCATTATTAGGCCATCAAGACCCACACCCCTAAGGCTGTCTGGATTGTCTGCGCCACGTAGACTGATTACACTGCCATTCTTTAATACTATGGTAAGATCACTTTCATTGACTCGTTTGACCCAGTTAAGGTCTTGTAGTCTGTACTTGAGTGGATCCCATATGGCCTGACGATAAGTGGGATAAACCAGAAACACACGTCGATTGGGGTAACGAATGATCTTGGCTGCTTCACGCACAGCAAGAAAGGTCTTGCCCCAGCGTCGACCAGCAATCACAACTTTAAATCGTGCTGTGCTGGACGCAACTTGCAACTGACCAGGGTTTAGGGCCATTATACAGTGTCAGACCAAGGAAGAATCTTATCAACATCCACAGCCAGAGGATTGTCACTTTGACCCAGCATGTTTTTACCCAGCCAGATCAGCATGGTGGCATTTCCACTCAGGGCAAGTCGAATTTGTGCTTGTCTAAGTTTCTGCCGAGTTTCTTCACGTGCCTTGTCAATATAGGCTTTGAAGTTGTAACGTATGGTGTCTTCAGGAACTCCATACCATTCACCAAGTTCACGGTAATTCACGCCCAAGGTTGCCAAGTAATATAACTCGTCAGGTGGAATGCACTTCTTGGTGGCACCACGCCCCACAATGAGTCCTGCCCTGGTCACAGTTCCCCATTTGGGATCTTGCCTGGGTTTAAACTCCCACTTGTGTGGGGCCGCTTGCTCAGGGGCTTCGGCCACTTGTTCATTATTGTCGTCAACTGAGGGAATAACATTACTCATAATGTTATTTATTGTCGCTAGTACTTTAGCCTTATTTACAGGCTGTTTTTGCCTGTATTACTCGACTCGATTAGAACACCAGTCTAAGCACACCAGTCTTACTTAGACTTGTACTTTCAATCCACAGGGGCTCCGTGACTAAACAACTTAGTATGAATGACAGGTTAACATGTGTCTCGGGTATTGCATATGTAAATGTCAAGGGGTCAAGAATGGCAAGACCAATCTTGGGTTGAGTAACTGAACCTTGGCCAGGCCACATTAGTGTTCGTAAGTGTGGCAGTTCAACCAGTAGTTCACTGGCTATTCTAAGATATTTCATAGTGAGAATAATAAAAAATAGATTAGACTTAATTTACATATCTGGATGCAATGAATATTAGAGTAAAATAACATAAAATGACACTTGTCTGAATTAGACTGTTTCAATCTTATGCAGCGTAGTCGCTGCGAGAATACAGTGTTTACGCTGTACAAGAACTTTTTAAGTTAATTACGTGAACTTGACATATTTTTGCATCTTATACTTTAGTATTAGAGTCTAATTGTATTTATTAACTACTTGAAAATAAACGCAGAAATGCCCCTAATATTGCTATTAAGGGCTGTCTCGGACTCGGGAATCTAAGGTATGGGCTGACTCAGGGCCGTGAGTCGTGCTAAACGTAGTTCAAGATCCTGACGTGCTTCACGGTCTGATACTTGTCTACGGTACTCGGCAACTGCATCGCTGAATTCTTTGGCTGTCCACTGTTCATATATGCCATATACTATTTTAAGTAATTCTGGGTCTACTACTGGATAGACTATCTTCTTGGGTTCTTTTTTTACTTTTGGTAGTGTCATACTATTACTAATAGTTCAGAGGGTCAACAACTTCGCCGTATTCACGAATCATATTTGCCAATGGATCTCTAAGATCAATGATTTTTCCCCTATTGTTCCAATGATCAGATTGAATACACTTAGGATCAGCATCTGGGTGTATGTAATACATAATTATTGTGTCTTCAGATGTGTCTTCAGATGTGTCTTCAGTTGTCTCTGATTCAGAGAGAACATATACTGCATCAACCTCAAGTCTTGTTATATCGCCACTAAAGTCGGGCATTGTGCCGATTGGGTGTGTCGGAAAGGTGATACCCTTATAATAGTTAGATTCCCATTCATCTTGCCGCAGCATCAGAGCAGTTGCCCAGTTATAACTATCCTCTGTTACACATCGAGCCCAGTCACCAATCATATCAAACCAATCCGCACACGGATTCCAGCCGACTGCCCATTCAAAACTGTTGCCATCTCTGAAATAAACTCTTACTGTTTTACCCATTTTAACTAACTCCTGTTTGTTGCTTAGTCTTAATTATACATTAAACGCCATTATTGGTCTTGTTTTGTTTGTTGTTTAAAAACAACACAGGCTCGACTGAAGTCTAGCCTGTACGAAAGTAGATATTACCTGCTAAACATGTACAATAACTAATAGTATAAGGAACAAACAAAATGACACAAACCATTGCCACAATAGAAACACAATTGACTCCAAGACAAAATGACATTGCTCGACTAATTGCACATCGGGGCATGAGCAATCAAGCAATTGCAGATTACCTGGATCTAAGTATCTGCACTGTAAAAGTACACTTGAGTTCGGTATTTGAAAAATATCGAGTTAAGAATCGTGCCCAATTGGTACTTGCATACAACAACAACGGTCGACTACCAACTTTTAACTAAGATGTCGACCAACAGGCTATTAGGTAGGGCCCTAACT